TTATGATATTAAGCTCGGCAGATAATCTGGAATGTTTTGATCTTGCTAGAACAAGTAAAGGGTTTTTAACCAAAGTATATGGAATCAAATTTTGTGTTCATTGTCCCGATGAAAAAAAAACACTTATTATTTCCGGTATCACAGATGATATTATCATTAGTTGTTTAAACTACGATTATATAATAGGTAAATTATTGAATTTAAAGGAACATGTCCCAGATGCAAATGAATATAAGGATGACATGTTTGAACGTTACATAAATAGTTTAACATTGAAAGAACTTCTCGTATATGATAACGATAAATTATACGAAAAATTTTTGGGGTATAGAACACAGACTCTATTAATGAGACAAAAACCTATTAGTGAAGTCACCAAAAATTTCATCGGTGCAGAATTGTATACTCAGCGCACAACATTAATTCAATTATTATTAATGGGTAATTGCCACGAATACCAATATTTAGCATACTTATTATATGATTTATTGTCAAATGACGTTGATGGAAATATAGATTCCTCTGACCAAATCATTTTATTTGATAGTCTGCCACTTAATATTAAAAAATATTTTTATGACGCAATGAACCAAACCAAAACATATACAAATACTTTACTAAATTATGATACTGCTAAAATTCCATTGGAACAACGAATATGCTTACTGCAAGTAAATGATTCTGTTAAAGAAAAAGCTATGATTAAATTAAAAGAAGTTAAAGCAAAATCAGAAGATTCTGGAATTAAAGCAAGACAATATCTTGATGCTCTGCTCCGTATACCGTTTGGGATATATCGAGAAGAACCTATACTTAAAATAACCCGAAATATTCATGCTATATTTAAATCTACCGTGCAAAAAATCCAAACTTCTACACATAAAATTACCCAATTCCCTATTCAAACTGAATACTCCAATATAGAAATTACAAAATACACTACTCTTCTTACGACAACATACTATACTCAATTTGCTACGATGCTAAAACATAAACTGATTGCATGTTTAACCGAATGCAAAAGAAATACACTCGCCGATAATATTACACAAATAAATAGTATTATTAAAAAACATAATATACCACATCATAAACTATTACATTCCGGTAAAAAACGTGAGTATATGACACAGCATATAACCAATTTCATTGATAATATTTTTAGTAAAATGGAAACAGTTGAAGTGAATATAAATACTGACATGCTTTCATCGGGTGAAAATTCTACACATATAAATAAGAAACGTGTTTATTTAGATACCATTATATGTCTTACTGAAAAATATAATATCCTAAATTCAATTGATAATCCAATACAACTAATTATTGATCTAAAAAATTCTATTTTATCATCGCAGTTACAAATGCAAAAGTATATAGTTAACGTTTCCTCTGTTTTAGATGATGCCGTCCACGGGCACACTAAAGTAAAACGACAAATAGAGAGAATTATAGGACAGTGGATGACAGGATAACAAACTGGATATTGTTTTGGATTTGAAGGGCCACCAGGTGTAGGGAAAACGTCGCTTGCAAAACAAGGTATTGCCAAATGTTTGACAGACGGGGAAGGGAACACTAGACCATTTGCTTTTATTGCTGTAGGTGGTTCTTCTAATGGAAGCACAATTGATGGACATAATTACACGTATGTTGGTTCAACGTGGGGAAAAATAGTAGATATTTTGATGGATAAACAGTGTATGAATCCAATAATATTTATAGATGAATTAGATAAAATAAGTAAAACAGAAAATGGTCGAGAAATCATAGGAATTTTAACACATCTAATCGATTCCACGCAGAATGACTCGTTCCAAGATAAATATTTCTCAGGGGTTGATTTAAATTTATCCAAAGCATTATTTATTTTTTCATATAATGATGTTACTGCTATAGATAGCGTTTTATTAGATAGAATACATAGAATTAAGTTTGAGCATTTATCTATTGAAAATAAATTAGTTATTACAAATAAGTATCTTTTACCAGAAATTTATAAAAATATGGGCGTTGAAAAAGCGATAAGACTTCCCGATGAGGTTATTGTTCATATTATTGAAAAATATACGTGTGAAGCCGGCGTTAGAAAACTGAAGCAGATATTATTTGAAATTATTGGAGAAATAAATCTTAACTTTTTAAAGAATAATAATAATAATAATAATAATAATAATAATAATAACAATAATAATAATAATATATCTCACCCTATAGAATTAACCATAGAGGACGTTGATAAAAAATATTTACCTGATAGAAAAGAGTATAAACCGAAAGTTGTTCATACAAGCAACTCTGTAGGATTAATCACCGGATTATGGGCGAATTCTATGGGGCAAGGAGGTATATTGCCAATTGAGGTGAGTTTATATCCATGTGCTAGCTTTCTGAATCTTAAATTAACTGGGATGCAGGGCGATGTTATGAAAGAAAGTATGACTGTCGCGAAAACTTTAGCATGGTCTTTAATGACTTCTGCAAATATGGATAAGTTACAGAGAAAAATGACACGAACAAAACACCAAGGTATACATATTCATGTTCCCGAAGGGGCTACCCCAAAAGATGGACCGTCTGCAGGCGTTGCAATTACGACTGCTATATATAGCCTATTTACTGGTAAAAAAATCCGCAGTGATATTGCTATAACAGGTGAAATATGTTTACAGGGAAAAATTACAGCAATCGGAGGATTAAATTTAAAAATACTAGTAAAAGAATTTGTTTTTCCAAAAGAAAATATGGATGATTATGAGGAGTTTATTAAAAATGAACATAATAAAAATCTTTCTAAAAATATAAAATTTACTCCATTAGAAACTATTCAGGAGGTATTTAATATTGTATTTGAGCAATAAATTATATCATCTTAATATAATTATGGCTATTGCTTTAACAGGTTCGAATATGGCACAGTTGTTTTCATTAATATCACCATTTTTACTCGGCTTTTTTATTTTCATGTCGTCACTATTTAATCTAAATATCAAGGGAATTATATATTTAGGAGGTATTTTAATAGCAGCGCTTATTAATGCATTTTTAATGGGCACTATAAAAGAACCGCTACCTGATCCTAGAAATGCGTCTATCGCATGTGGACTGGTAAACACTGATTATTGGAAATTTTATGGTACACCATCTCCTAGCGGGGTTTTTATATCTTTTACTATCGCATATCTTGTATTGCCGCTGTATTATAACGATCAAATGAACTACGTATTATTAATATCATTATTGTCATTATTATTTATAGATATAATTGCAAAAACATATAATGGGTGCACGTCATATGTCGGTGCGGCGCTCGGTTGCTTAGTTGGGTTTATATTAGGTTCTGCATGGTATTCATTATTTAAAGCTGCGGGTTATGAATCATTGGTGTATTTTAATGAAATGAATAGTAATAAAGTAATGTGCTCAAGACCATCAAAACAGACATTTAAATGCTCTGTGTATAAACATGGCGAGCTAATATCAAGTAACACAGTATAATAAATTAAATAATAAATTAAATAATAAATTTATATTATCGAGAACATAAAATATATCTTCGGAAATTAATATTTTGAAGATATATTCTAAATATTAGTGAAATTTATATTATCGAGAACATAAAATATATCTTCAGAAATTAATATTTTGAAGATATATTCTAAATATTAGTGAAATTTATATACATTAGTGAAATTTATATACATTAGTGAAATTTATATATATTTGATTTAAGATAATGTTCAAACTCAATTAATGTGCGTTGACGATAAAAGGCATCCATCATCATGGCGTTAGGAACTTTTGAAGACATTATTTTGAAAAACGGTGGTAGTAACATACGAACTTGAACAGTATTGTATAAATTATTATGTTGTTCATATGTAAAATAGTTTTTATTCAAACGCTTATTCACTCGATTATGAAATTGCCATAGATAGTCCTTTAATTTGTTATTGCTATTTATAAGGTTTAGATTAGCTTTATGGTTTGTCTCAGTTGCATGCATTTTGCAATCAGGGCACGGTAAAACGTGGCAGATTTTTGTAAAATAATATAGAATATTTATATATTCTTTAGGATATTCATCATTAACTTTCATTGCTAGTCCATGAAAGAGAAACCAGGTCGCGTTACCCCATTCTTGTTTTGACATTTCAATAATATATAAAGATATAATATAATTTATATATTATGACACATATTATATCAACAAACGAATTTCTAAAAGAACTAAATAATACATATTTTAATGTAGAAGATGAAAATAATATTTGCCCCATTGATTCATTGCCATTTTGCGAAAATGCTATTACTTTGCCATGCAAACATAAGTTTAATTATATATCTCTATTTAATTATATTTATTCAATAAAAAAAATACCTAACCGGAATAATATTATTAAATTAAAAATTAATGAAGTGCAGTGTCCAATGTGTAGGGCTATATCAAACCAACTATTACCATTTATCCCACATAAAAATATTAAAAAACGAGAAACTGGTATAACATCGCCTTCGAAATATTGTATGTCACATAAAACATGTTGTAAAATTATTACATGCGGGAAAAATAAAGGGAAAATATGCGGGAAACCTGGTTATCATACCAATAATGGCGATATATGCGAAATGCACGAACAACGCTTACGCAAAAAGAAAGCTTCTCCTAGTAAATCTTTACATCATTCTAATATGATCACAGATAAAATATGGAAATTCCATACTATTCCGTCTTTAAAAAATATATTACGTAAAAATAATCTTACCGTTGGTGGTAACAAAATGGAGTTGATTGATCGGCTATTAAATAATAATATAGTTATAACCACATAATAATTTTTACATTCTCTATTGCGTAGAACAAAAATGGACAAATATTTTTGTCCATTTCTGGAAAATCAAATATAAAATAGAAAAACCAAAAAAAAAGGTGTTTTAGAGCATTAAGCTCTAAAATGCATAAAAGTAATGAAAAGTTTACCTAGCAAAGTTATGGTGTGGTTTTTTTATGCGAAAAATGGCCTAATTTCGTCGAAAATCCAGTTTTTCAAAAGAGCATATAATGCTCAAAAATGCTCAAAAAATATGCTGAAAATTTATCGTAACAAATAAATATGTTGGTCCCATATTTTGTTACGAAATAAGCTTTTAAAATTAGTTGACTTGAAATGTGAGAATATCTCAGCATATTTTATGGTGTAAATGCTCAAAAATGCTCAAAAATATATGCGCGTCATAATGGGTTGCAAACGTAAAAATGCAAAGGAAAAAATAATTCATGGTGCGAAAGATATTATGTTTAAGTATAAAGATTTGTAATATATATTATACTATGTTATAATAGTATGGATATGGCGGAAGACGATGTTAATAAAATGACAAACAATATATTACATAAGTTTGAATGCAAACATTGTAATTATTATTGCCAAACGATATTTTTGTATAAACAACACTGTGCTACAAAAAAACATAAAAAAATGGTGGGTAATTTAGTAAATGAAGAAATAAACCAGCATATATGCTCGTGTGGAAAAAAATATAGTCATATACAAAGCTACAAAAGGCATATACAGATATGCAATAAAGAAATAGTCACTAAAAATAAACATAGTCGCGACATAGATGTTGAATTGCGAACAGCAATTACTAATTTAATCTCACAAAATCAAAATATTTTATTAGAAAATAAAGAAATGAGGGAAATTGTAAAGGAAATGATTCCAAAAATTGGTAATACGGTAATTAATAATAAGTTTAATTTACAAATTTTTTTAAATGAAAAGTGTAAAGATGCGATTAATTTGACGGAGTTTGTTCAAAATTTAACCCTAAATTTGGATGATTTAAATAATACACGAAGAGATGGTTATGTGTCTGGTATTACAAATATATTTGTAAAGGGTTTGCGTGAACTAGAATTACATAAGCGACCTATACATTGTTGTGATTTGAAACGCGAAGTATTATACGTGAGAGATAATAATGAGTGGGGTAAAGAGGGCAATAACAAAGAACATATTAAGGGAGCCATAAATATTGTGGCAAAAAAACAAATAGGACTTATTAAATTATGGGAAAGAAATAATCCAAATTGGAGCAACACAGACAAAGGCGCTGAACAGTACATTAAAATGATAAGATACATTACTGATGCCGGTACACACAATAATTCCGATGACAAAATAATAAGGACTATTGCGAAAGAAGTATTTATTGAAAAATAATATCTATTGAAAAATAATATCTATTAAAATATAATATAAATTACTCATATAAATATTTATATTAT